TGGCCGCCGGTCTGGGCGTTTCCCGTCGGGAACGTGACACACCAGTCAGAGCCGGCACGCCGCAGGGTGAAACCTCGATATTCCATTTCGTCTTCTCCTACAAAGTTACGCCAGCTTTCTTACGCCGGCCGGGGCCTGTCATCGGGGCTTCCCCCGTCGCTGGCCAGGCTGTCGGCACTCTGTCGGCGCCGGTCCGCCCGGGGTCTGCAGCACGCCCTTCGCGCTGCCAGAACCGCAGTCTAGCACAGTCTGAGAGCACTGCAAGCACTTTTTCGCAGAGATAACGCGGGCCACGTTCGCGCGCGCTGAGATATTTACGGGAGCGGGGGCCATAACGCCTTTCGGCGCGCCCATCGGCGCTTTCTGCCCGCAGCCTAGCGCAGACTGCATTTTGTGGCAAAAACGTTCGGGAGCTCTCCCCGACCGGTCGGACCGTTCAGAGACCGTGGCAGCGTGTTTTTCCCTATGGGTGGTAGTGGTGGTAGTGCTTGCTATTTGGGGGTAAGAGGACGGTAATTAGGGTGCCTATGTCCGTGGCATTGCCACCACTATACACAACTACCACGGAAGCGCGCTTTCGCAACGATTTTCGGACTGCCACGAGTGACACAAGCAGTCTGCGAGGGGTCGAAAGCTGCCGCATCGACGTGTGGGCAGGCGTAACGCGACGCGATTAACGCGCGCTCGCGCTTCGCCAGTCTGCGCTGCACCGAGCGCCAAGACTGCGGTAGATGGTGGCCAGGACGAGCCGGACCTGATGCAGGCATGGCGCCGCGGGCGCCCCGCTTGGCGGGCAGCGTGAAACTTTGTTACGTAACTGCAGCGGCACGCCGGGACCTGCAACCGTCACGCCGGGACCTGCGGCAGCGGCTCGCCCGGGCCAGGAGCTGGGCGCCCGGGCCGTCAGTGTGCTGATGATCAGTGTGCGGAGGGGTGGGAGTGGGGTGCGGCGGAGACCCCCCGGCCAGGGCCCGCGTTAGGCGCCAAAGTGTATGGAGCCCCCGCCCAAAATTTTTTTCTCACGCCCCACACCATTCCCGCAACACATGTAATATCTCGCCCATGTTCCGAGACCTCCCCCTAGCGCCGAGAGAGCTGAAGGCCACGCCTGACGTGTTGGAGCGCATATACCAAGCGTCGAAGCTGGGATTGCGCGGCGACAGTTTGGCGTTAAGGGCTTCGCTGCTGCCGGCAGAGTTTGCGCGGCTGAAGCTCATGGACCCGATGGCGGAGATGGCGGAGTTGAAGGGCAGGGCTGATGCTGAGGGTGACCTGGCGGTCGTGCTGATGGATGCGGCGCAGGCTGGGGACGCGAAGGTGGCGTTGGAGGTGTTGAAGCACCGGCACGACTGGGTGGCGAAGCAGAGTGTGCAGGTGGACGTGAATTCGCAGATCAGTGTGGTGGCGGCGTTGGAGGCTGCGAATGGGCGGTTGCAGCGTGGGCTGGCGGTGGAAGTGGAGGATGCGATACCCGTGGAAAGAATAGGCGCCGCCGTTCCGGTGGTGTTAGCTGCCGGTGAACGGACTGCGGCAGTAACGGCGGCGCCGCCCCCGTTGGAGCGACGCGCTGGTAAGATAGCCGCGCCGGCTCAGGAAGGCGGTATTGCGCCCGATGGGTTTGCGCCGAAGGCGCTGCCGGCAGAAATGGCCGTCGAACGGGGAGTGTGAGTGCAGAAGCCGATATACACCGCAGGCGAAGAGCAGGCGCTGATGACGCGCCTGTGGGAGCCGCGTATTCGGGACGACCCCGAGGCGTTTGTGTTGCTGGCGTTTCCGTGGGGGCAGCCGAACACGCCGTTGGCGGCGTTTGACGGGCCGAGGCGGTGGCAGCGGCGGGTGTTGCGGATGATGAGGGATCACATCGCGGCGAACCGCGGGCAGTTGGAGATGGACACCCTGCGGGCGGCGGTGTCCAGCGGGCGCGGGATCGGAAAGTCGGCGCTGGTGAGTTGGCTGATTTTGTGGATGCTCACGACGCGGATTGGCAGCACGGTGATGGTCAGCGCGAACAGCGAGGCGCAGCTGCGCGGCGTGACGTGGGGTGAGCTGACGAAGTGGTCGGCGATGCTGATTAATTCGCACTGGTGGGAAATCAGCGCGACAAAGCTCATGCCGGCGCAGTGGCTGACGCAGATTGTTGAGCGAGACCTGAAGAAAGGAACCCGTTACTGGGCGGCCGAGGGCCGGCTGTGGAGTGAGGAGAACCCGGATGCGTATGCCGGCACTCACAACATGGACGGGATGATGCTGATATTCGACGAGGCGTCGGGTATCCCGGATCCGATCTGGGCGGTGGGCGCGGGGTTTTTCACGGAGAATATCCTCGACAGGTATTGGCTGGCGTTTTCGAACCCGCGCCGCAACGAAGGGTATTTCTTCGAGTGTTTCCACGCCAAGCGGGACTTCTGGAAGAACATCCAGATTGATGCCCGCAGCGTTGAGGGCACGGACCAGCGCGTTTACCAGCAGATCATTGACGAGTACGGCGAGGACTCGCGCGAGGCGCGGGTTGAGGTGTACGGGGAGTTTCCTGCTGCCGGCGAAGACCAGTTTATTACGCCGCGACTGGTGGACGACGCGGTCAAGCGGCCGGCGTACAAGGATCCCACGGCGCCGATTGTGCTGGGCGTGGACCCCGCGCGCAGTGGCGCGGATTCGACCGTGATTGTAGCCCGTCAGGGGCGTGATCTGGTGGCGATTCGGCGGTATCGGGGCGATGACACGATGACCGTGGTGGGCCACGTCATTGAGGCCATTGAGGAATTTCAGCCTGCGCTGACGGTGATTGACGAGGGCGGGCTGGGGTATGGGATTTTGGACCGCCTGACGGAGCAGCGGTACAAGGTGCGCGGCGTGAATTTTGGCTGGAAGGCCAAGGCCAGCGTGATGTGGGGCAACAAGCGCGCCGAACTGTGGGGCGCGCTGCGCGACTGGCTGAAATCGGCTCATGTGCCGGCAGACAGGCAGTTGAAGGCCGACCTGACGGGGCCGAAAACGAAGCCCAACAGCAGCGGCACGGTGTATTTGGAGTCGAAGAAAGACATGAAGGCTCGTGGCCTGGCGTCTCCGGACGCTGCCGACGCGCTGGCATGCACATTTGCGTTCCCTTTGGCCCACAGGGAGTACAATGCCAAGGAGCAGCGCCGCTCAATCAGTGATCGCGGCGTGGTTTCGGCGGGTTGGATGGCTCACTGAGAGCCTCCGGGGGCGGTGATGGCAAAGAAATCCGTGTCTCTAAGCGTCGGCCGGGGCGAGAAATTGCCCACGTCGCAAGGCGCGGGCCTAACGGCTAAGGGGCGCGAGCGCTATAACCGCGAAACGGGGTCGAATCTGAAAGCGCCTGCGCCGAGTCCGAAGACTGAGGCGGATAAGGGCCGAAAAGCGTCGTTTTGCGCCCGAATGGGCGGCGTGGCCGCGAAGGCCAAGGACGGCGAGCGGGCCAAGGCCGCCATGAAACGCTGGAAGTGCTGATCATGCCCCAGAAAAAACCCGGCGATCCCGGCCTTTACGCCAACATCCACGCCAAACGCGAGCGCATTGCTGCCGGCAGCGGCGAAAAGATGCGCAAACCGGGCTCGGCGGGTGCGCCGACAGCCAAGGCGCTCAAAGAGTCGGCCAAGACGGCAAAGAAGGGGAAATGACATGCCTCTGGTGAAATCAGCGTCTTCCGCCGCGTTTCGCAAGAACGTGAAGGCTGAAATGCAGGCCGGCAAGCCCCAGAAACAGGCGCTTGCAATAAGCTACAACGTCAAGCGAGAAGCGCAAAAAAAACCTGCGCCTACTAGGCGCTCCAAATAAACCTCATTCTTTCTTCTAGTTCGACTTTTTGGTGATCAGAATTGGACAAAATGGCTAAGTTTTCAAGTCTGTTGTCATGTGAATCGCCATTAATGTGATGAACGTGCTCCCACGACTCCAGCTTGCGCCCCAAGTGTTGCTCCATAATGTATCTATGGACTCGCACTTGTTTGCCATCAACCATCATGGTTTTGTATGTGTGTTTTGGCTTGTTGGTTGGTTGAAAGCGAAAATGGGCAAATTTTTCCAAATGCTCTTTTGCCAAACACGATCGAGAACAATACTTGGCGGTATTTTTTCGGTAAGTTGGCACACGAAACAATTTCTGGCACACTGCGCAGGTCAAAACAGCTCCAGTTCTGTCACGTTTTTTCACGCTATGGCTCCTTGCGTTGCTATCGCGTACTTTAACACACAAGCGTGAAAAAGCAATGGCTTCGTACAACCGCACCTCCGACCCCACCGGCATTGCCGGGGCCCGCGTGGCCGCTGCTGGCGGCAAGCAGGACGCGGATTTTCTGGCCGAGATGCGTCAGCGCATGACAATGGCGCAGGCTGCGGTGTCGAATTCTCGACAGAACGAGCTGGACGATCTGAAGTTCTATGCCGGCAGTTCGGACAATTCGTGGCAGTGGCCGCAGGACGTGCTGGCCACCCGCGGCAGTGTGCAGGGCCAGACGATCAATGCCAGGCCGTGCCTGACGATCAACAAGCTGCCGCAGCACGTCAAGTCGGTTACCAACGACCAGCGCCAGAACCGCCCCAGCGGCAAGGTCATTCCTGCGGACGACAAGGCCGATCCGGAGGTCGCGGAGATTTTTGACGGCATTGTGCGGCACATCGAGTACATGTCCGACGCGGACGTTGCCTACGACACGGCCTGCGAGAACCAAGTGACGTTTGGCGAGGGCTACATCCGCATCCTGACGGAGTATTGCGACCCCGACACGTTTGACCAGGACATCCGTATCGGGCGCATCCGCAATTCGTTCAGCGTGTACATGGACCCGCTGATCCAAGATCCGTGCGGTGCTGACGCGCAGTTCTGCTTCATCACGCAGGATCTGACGAAGAAAGAGTACGAACGCCTGTACCCCAAGGCCGCGCCGGTTTCGACCCTGTTGTCGTACAGCGTGGGCGACTCGACGTCGGGGTACTGGCTGAACGAGAACATGGTGCGGATTGCGGAATACTTCTACATCGAGAAGGAGCTCAAGACGCTGCACCTGTACCCCGGTGGCATGACGGCGTTTGAAGACTCGCCAGAGGACCGGCAAATGCGTGCTATGGGCCTGATGCCCCTGCGCAGCCGGCAGGCGGAGCAACAGCGCGTGAAGTGGTGCAAGACCAACGGGTACGAAATTCTTGAAGAACGCGACTGGGCCGGCAAGTGGATCCCGGTGGTGCGCGTGATCGGCAACGAGTTTGAGGTTGACGGAGAGATCCACATCAGCGGCTTGGTCAGGAATGCCAAGGACGCCCAGCGGATGTACAACTACTGGGTGTCGCAGGAAGCCGAGATGTTGGCTTTGGCGCCAAAGGCTCCGTTTATCGGGTACGGCGGCCAGTTTGAGGGCTACGAGCACCAGTGGAAAACCGCCAACACGACCAACTGGCCGTATCTGGAGGTCAATCCTGACGCCACTGACGGCGCCGGCAACTCGTTCCCGCTGCCGCAACGTGCGCAGCCGCCGATGGCACAGCAGGGCCTGATCGCTGCCAAGATGGGCGCCTCGGACGATCTGAAGGCTACCACGGGGCAGTACGACAGCAGCTTGGGCGCGACGAGCAACGAGCGCAGCGGCCGAGCCATTCTGGCCCGCGAGAAGCAGTCCGACACCGGCACGTATCACTACGTGGACAACTTGGCCCGGGCGGTGCGCTATGTCACGCGGCAGATCGTGGACCTGATCCCGAAGATCTACGACACGCAGCGCATCGCCCGCATCATTGGCGTGGACGGCCAGACCAAGATGGCGCGTCTGGACCCGATGCAGCCCGAGCCGGTGCGTGAGGTCAAAGACCAGTCGGGCGTGGTCATTGCCAAAATCTACAACCCGGGCGTCGGCAAGTACGACGTCGTGGTCACCACGGGTCCGTCGTACCTGACCAAGCGGCAAGAGGCGATGGACGCTATGTCGCAGATTCTGCAGGGTTCGCCGCAACTGTGGGCCGTGGCCGGCGACCTGTTTGTCAAGAACATGGACTGGCCGGGTGCTGACGAGCTCGCCGAGCGCCTGCGCAAGACCATCGACCCGAAGCTGCTGCAGGATCAGGAAGACCCGGCGTTGCAGGCGGCGAACCAGCAGATCCAGGTGCTGACGCAGGAACTGCAGGGCATGATGCAGATGCTCCAGCGCGTGAACCAGTCGATGGAAGCGCAGGAACTGAAAATCAAGGAGTACGACTCCGAGACGAAGCGCCTGAGCGTGGTGCAGGCCGGCATGAGTCCCGAGCAGATCCAGGAGATGGTCATCCAGACCATGCGCGATATCATGGCGGTGGGTGACCTGCAGGCTGCGCAGCGCCAGTTCATGCCGATGGCCCCGGCTTCGCCTAGCGGCATGCTGGGTGCGCCGCAAACGATGCCCGAAGGAGCCCCGGTATGAGTTGCGAGACGTTCATTGGCCACCTGTTCCTCGCGCGGGACGTGGCGCACTCTGCGCACCTCAATACGCGCTCGTACGCTAAACACGTCGCGCTGAACGCGTTCTATGACAACATCATTGACCTGGCGGACAAGTTCGCCGAGGCGTATCAGGGCCGGCACGGGCTGATCGGGCCGATTGAGTTGCAGCAGGCCACCAAGACCAACAGCGTGCTGGAGTTCCTGCAGGACTCGCTGAAGACGCTGGAAGACACGCGTTACGACGTCTGCGACAAGTCCGACACGCCGCTGCAGAACATTATTGACGAGATTGTCGGGCTGTATCTCAGCACCCTGTACAAGCTCAAATTCCTGGCCTGATGGCCCGAAAGGACACCTCGTGGAACTGCTCAAGCCCCTTGACGACGCCGCCTTTGCCGCGCAGACTGCCCCGTACACCGGCACTGCCGGCAGCACCACAGGTTGGCCCGCTGGCCCGCAGGGCGTGGTGGTGTGGTGCACGACCGCGGCTTACGTTCGCGTGGGCGAAGGCGTGACGGCTACGACGTCTGACACGCCGATCCCGGCGAACACGCCGATTCCGTTTGCTGTGCCGGGTGGCACGGGTGCGCCGTGGCGTGTAAGCGCTGTCCAGATCGGCAGCAACGGCACCGTGTACGCCAAGCCGATCAACATTCAGTAACGGGCGCAACATGCCATTCTTTGGCATCCCCATCCGCAACGGGCTTTCCCTTGGTTTGGGAACTGTTGCAGCCCTCGCAACGGACTACGCCAGCCCCAATCCGGGGCGGCCGTGGGTTGTGCTCAGCAGTGCCGGCACGCCGTATTCCGTTGACGAGGAAGTGAAGAACAGCGCCGGCACAAGCTATTACGTTGTTGAGACTGTGTTGTCCAGCAACGGCACCGCCTACGCACCAGTTTGAGGACCAATCATGGCAGCCTTTGAAGTCATCGCTCTTGACACTGCAACGCCTCAACTGCGTGCGCCCGGGGCGGCGGACACCTACACCTTCCCCCGCGCCGTCGAAATGCCGCTTGGCACCGCCAACGGCGTGCTCTACCTCAACGGCAGCAAGGTGGTGACTAGCGGGAGTGCATTCGCTTTCAATGGGATTGGAACAGTTCAGCTTGGCATTGCAACTACCCCCGGGTTTATTTCTTTCAAAAGCACGGGACTATTGGCCGGTTTTGATATTGGCGCGCTTGGTGGAGATGCCTCTTCTGATGGTTTTATATATAACCGCGAAAATGGCGCAATTATTTTCGGTGCCAACAACGCCGAACAAATGCGCCTCACCAGCACCGGGCTGGGGATTGGGACGAGTTCGCCTGCGTATAAGCTGGATGTCAATGGCACGCTTGGTGTTTCGGGCGCCTTAACCTACGGCGGCGTGACGCTGAATAACGCCGTTACAGGCACCGGAAACATGGTGCTGTCGGTCAGCCCGACGTTTACAACGCCGGTTCTTGGAACTCCATCCAGCGGAACGCTGACAAACTGCACCGGCCTGCCGCTTTCCACGGGCGTGACGGGAACGCTTCCAGTGGCCAACGGTGGCACTGGCCAAACGTCCTACACCGACGGCCAACTGCTGATTGGCAACACCACGGGCGGTACGCTGGCAAAAGCTACGCTGACGGCTGGGTCAAATATTACGATCACCAATGGCCCGGGCTCAATTACTATTGCTGCTTCTGGTGGGGGTGGATCGTCTGCGTTAACAATTAGCAACAAAACTGGAGCGTATACGGTAGTCTCTGGTGATCTTGGGACTATTATTAATTGCACCGCCAACACGTTCACCGTGTCGCTGACCGCGGCCGCGACGCTGGGGTCTGGGTTCAATTGTTGGGTGTGGAATACATCAACGACAACAACTGACGTCATCACAATTGACCCTTCGGGCTCAGAAACTATTGACGGGGTTTCAACAATTTCCCTTCGTCGGGGTGAAGGTTGCCAAATTGTTTGCGACGGAGCCAATTGGCAAACCGGCGACAAAAAGACAATGCGGATGTATTCTGAAAACGCTTCAGCATCCGCCGCAAGGCCGTCTGCAACAGGAAGTCTTTCTGTCGCGTTAGGCGTTTCCGCCGTAGCGTCAGGATCAGATTCAATTGCAATTGGGCATTTTGTTACTGCAAGCGGCTCAAGGTCAATGGCTTTTGGCTCTGCCGCAACTTCGACAACGGCATCCGCCACGGAATCACTTGCATTGGGAGGTAGAGTTA